GCGCCTTTCTTGGCCAGTGGCGGTTATGGTTCGAGCAACTTTGCAGTATCACATGGGTAACTAACTATGACCACTATCGTCTATGATCATAAGCGCGGGCAGATTGCTTGTGATAGCAGATTAACTAAAGGGAGTATGATCACAACGGATAGTGCAGAAAAGTGGATGAAAACCGAGAACGGTATTATCTTTATGGCAGGATGCCGTGCTGACTTTGAAATGCTATCCGCTTTATCTGTTGATTACAGCCATGGCGATATAGTTGAAACTGAGTTTGAATTGCAGTGCGAGGGGATTCTAGTTAAGGATGACCACGTTTGCTTAATAAGCATACAAGAAGGCGGGCAATTCTGGATGGAGCCACTGGACGAAGCAGTAGCCGCTACAGGATCAGGTAGTGATTGGGCAATAGCAGCAATAGACCACGGGAAGACCGCTAAGCAGGCCGTTGAATACGCAGCCACACGCGACATCTACACGGGCGGCAAGGTTCGCGTTTACGACATTAAGAAAGGTAAGTTTATTAATGGCTGATTTTTACAGGCGCATGACTGACACGGCTAGTCGATTAATGGCCAAGTTTAAGCAGGGCGTTATTGAATATGTGCCGCTAGTACCGGGCGCGACTAAATACGACCCAATGACAGAAGGCACGCCAATATTGCTTAACGCAGTTGCTAGGGGAGTTAGTGCTGAGCATGTCGATGACCTAGTAAGTTCTTCTGATCTTATGGTTACATGCTCTCGCCCAGTCCTAACTACAGCAGAATGGAATGACTCACTTTTATGGTTTGACGCGCTTACTTGGGACGACAACGGAGTAACGATGCAGGCCGACATACAAATAAAAGGCAGGATTAATATAGACGGTATCAGCAAAGAAATAATCAAGGTTAAGAAAAACCCTGCTGCTGGTGATATAATAACAGTAACATTTTTTGTGAAGGGCTAGACGATGCCGTTAGATAAGTTAGTTAATAAGGAAAGCTTACAGTCTCACAGAGACAAGGTAAACAATGCGTTTGATGCTGTTGATTTGAATACGGCAGGCTTGACTGATGCCTCCACAAGAATCGGAAGCATAGAGCAATTTAACACAGATGCGTTCAGCGGACTGGACGAAAGCTTTATAAACTCAAGTATTAAAGGGCCGAGGAAAACTGTTGTTATTTTTGGCTCTAGTAATGGCGCTGGACTAGGTGCTTCGACTTATATCGGAGACCCAAGCGAGGCAAACGGCTACTATAGTCCCTCTACCTCATGGGCTGGCCTATTAGAAGCAAGAATAAAAAGCCTTGACTCAGATTTTGTTTTCTATAATAGATCAAAATCTGGCTCTAATTCATCTGTTAGTGTTGAGCGCTTTTGGACAGACGTTGCCCCATATAGACCTAGCCATGTAGTACTTTGCACCGCATTGGGGAATGAAAGCTATGATGTTAGAAACTTCCTAAAGAACACAGCTACATTAATTAAGTACTGCGAGCAAATAGGAGCCACGCCTATATTGAGAGGATCATATCCGCGAAACGCCGGAATGGATGCAGATAAGTATAATTCTTGTATTGCTTTAAATCTTGCTATTGAGAAGTTCGGATACCCTGTTATTGATCATTTATCAATACTGGATAACGGGGATGGAACTTTTTTCGATTCTGCTACATATTCAACAGACGGAACACATCTAACAGACGCAGGGCAAGTACAGTTCTATAATTGTATTGACCCTTCTTTTTTCCTAGGAACGTGCAACATAGACTACAGACCAAGTGGCGCGGGGAAAATATCCGATAGTACTACCAGTAGCATTGGCATTAGATTATCAGCAGCAACAGAGATGATATTAGGAAATATTGATTCTGCCGCTGCCTCTGTTTCCTTTAATTCTGGTGCGACTCCTGAAAACTCTAGGATTCTAACGCTTTATTTCTCGCCTATAATTGAATGCTATTGTGATTCGCTTGGAGAGGTTCTTATAAGAGAAAATAATGGAACTGTGTTGCTGTCTACTGGCTCAATAATACAGCCTAACACCGACTATACTGTCTTATTCTCTTATAGTTACCCGCGAGAGATTATAGAGGTTTTTCTTAATGGCCAGTTAATAGGTTCAGTTTCAAAGTCATTGAGTGGAATGTATGCCGCTACTCTATGTGGGAGAAATGACCTGCCTACAAATTCTCCTAATGGGTATACATTTTCAAGTGCGTGCCTGTATAGAACGTCAAAAGACATTAACCTTGCAGGAAGGTTGCAAAATGGGCATATTTCTTACTCATCTTTATTATTTGCAGCTGATTTTAATAGCTCAACTGGGGTCGAGTATATGCCAAATTTAATAAAAAATAATCTGACAGGGCAAATATCACCAGTTTGGGAGTTGTAATCCTGTTGCATGGTTGATATTTGTTAAGGGCTGACTTGCAATAGCGCTAGAGTGGTGCTATTTTAAATGTAGATTAATAAAAGGAGTGTAAAATGACAAATCAAAGCGACAATTTCAAAGTAAAATTATTCGATAGACTTGATGGTCATCTTATATCTGAGCATAAAGTGCAGTTTGATGGGTGCCAGACTATTGTCGATAGCAATATGAGAGCAGTTGCTACGGTATTGAATTACACTCCGACAATACGAGTGCCAGCGGAGCTATTCACTAAATAGCCCCCGCCCCACATACTTGCTATAATGCCCCAATACTAGGGGCTTTTTTATGGAAGACTGACAGAGTAAGAACCCATCCCCGATATTTACATACGGGCACATTGCTTGCGGCAATCCAGTAGCCTCGGGTACTCTTTTGTTCTCGTGGCCCGGTTAAACACTCGCACTTTCCTTGCATGCGAACCCTGCCAGTCTTTTATCATCCTATCATGCCTTTTTCTTCGGTGCTATAATAAAACCCAACTATAAGGGCTTTTTTATGGCTATCAATCTCGATTTAATCGCACAGCAAAAAGAACGCGACATGCTCAAGGCATTCGCTGCTGCTGTGTCGGATATAAAAAACACTGTTCAACTTAACGAATTAGAGTCAGCTATTGAACGCCAAGACACTAACGCGGTTGTGCGCCTGCTGGGTATTGATAGGGCGGCTTTTGAACAGGTAGACGATGAAATATACCAAGCTTATCGCACGGGCGGTTTAACGGGCGTAGAGCAGATCGGGCGCATACCTACTGAGCTAGGCAATGTGGCTTTTCGGTTTGATATGGGTGCGCCTGCTGCTATTGAGTGGATACGGGCCGAATCTAGCCAGCTTGTAACGGAGGTAGTTACAGATCAAGTTGCTATGATTCAGCAACAACTTGAACGAGGCTTGGAGCTAGGTAATAACCCGCGTACCACTGCATTGGATTTAATTGGCCGATACAACCCAGCAACAAAGAAGCGCACTGGTGGCACGGTTGGCTTGACCACGCAACAAAGCGGATGGATAAATAAAGCTCGTGATGAGTTGCTAGAGCTAGATAGCAACTACCTTACGCGACAACTTAGAGATAAGCGCTTTGATTCTGTGATACGCAAAGCTATCGAAGATGGCAAACCACTTACTAAAGCTCAAATAGATAACGCAATCAATAGAATGCAAAGCAACACACTACGCCACCGAGGCGAGGTTATCGCCCGAACTGAGTCTATCAATGCTTTACGGGCTGGGCAGTTCCAAGCTGTGCAACAGGCTTTGGATGTGGGTGAGCTGGATTCGCAGGATGCCAAGAAGTCATGGGACGCTACGGGCGATAAGCGAACGCGCCTAGATCATTTCCAAATGGAGGCCAATTATAAAGACGGCATTCCAATCGAAGAAGAATACGTATTCCCAGATGGAAGCAAGGCAATGTACCCTGGTGATAACAGCCTAGGCGCACCCGGTAAGCAGCTAATCCAATGCCGTTGCCGCAACGTGATCACAATAGACTTTATTGGCCGACAGGTCCGAATGGAGGGGTTTAAATGACATTCACCGCCGACATAAACAAATTTATATCATCAAGCAATGACCGGATTGAAGCTGTGTTTAAGCAGTCTATTCAAGAGGTAATACAAGAGGCCCAAACCGATTACAACAAGGGCGGCTTTACTCCTATTGACACCAGTTTTTTGATTAACTCAGGGCAAGCAGCAATTGGGCGCGTACCTATTGGGCCTGATGAAAAGCCGGAAAACTACACTGTGCAGCAATGGAACGCAGGCGAAACGGTAACGACCATTAACCGTTGGCGAGTTGGTGAGACGCTATACTTCGGCTGGACTGCTAACTATGCTCGCGCAATGGAGAACAGATACATGTTCATGCGCAAAGCGGCGCAGGGATGGCAATATACCGTGGCTAAGAATGCGGGATTATTAATGAGTAAAACACTACGGGCGCAAGCAAAATGACAACAAACGCAAACATTCACATCGCACTAATGGACAAGGTTGACGCATTCGCAACCGCTAACAGCCTGCCAGTGAATAATATTGGATTTGACTTCGAGGAACCGTCTAGCGGTGCATGGCTTGAATTTTCTATTGCGCCGAACGACCGCAATTATGGCATCAATGACACCAATGTATTTCGCCGTGGTATCTGCCAAATCAACGTATGCAATAAGAAGAACAATGGCATCAAGCAACTGCTAGACATAGCTGATTTAATTGAGACTGAGTTCCCGCTTGCTACCGTGTTGCTTGACTCAATTCGCATCACTGCAAGCCCTAAAGCAGCCGAGCCATTCCAGCGGGGCGGTGTATTCGTCTTGCAGGTATCTTTTGAATATTCAGAGTGATAAAATACGACTATCACCAAAACAACCATCATAGGAAAAACTAATGGCTGATACACTAACAAATATAGGCACCGTTGTTTCTGTGTCTGCTGCTGCACCTGCTACATTCGACCAAGCTGGATATGAGGCCCTTTCATTTTCAGAAGTAACGGGTGTTGCATCTATTGGGGAGTTTGGCCCAACTTACGAAATTCTAAACCATGTTGACCTAAAAGACGGAATCACACAGAAAGCACACGGCGCTTTAAACTACGGCGACCCTGCTTTGCAGTATCGTGTTGTTGAGTCTGACACTGGTCAAGGCATCATTGAAACTGCATTAAGTGCTCGCACCACTATTAGCTTAAAAGTTGAGCGTGCTTCCGGTCTTGTGCAATATGTTCAGGCTATAGTTACCAGTGCGCCAACCTCAGAAGGCACAAGCGGCGCGGTTTACATGAAGTCGAGCAACCTTGCACTTAAATCGTCTATTGTGGAAGTAGCTGCTTAATATGGATATTGGAGCGCTTAGTATTGAGCATGAAAAGCTGCCGTTGATTCATCCAGACTCAGGCGATGATGATGTTGTGTTGACGGTATGCAGCCCTATGGGCAAAGAGTTTAACGCAAATAGGGCGCGCCTAGTTTACGATGCCAATGATAGCGATGCCTATTCGGCCTTTGTTATTAATCAGGCACTATGCGCGATTGTAGGCTGGGAGGGTATTACATCCGATGGTGAGCCTGTCGAATTCTCACGTGAGAAACTAAAAGAGCTTTTAGATAACCCTAATTGCTATTGGATTGCTAACGCTGTCGATGAGCATTACGGCAAAAAAAAAGGCTATTTGCAGATGCTCAAGAACAGATTAAAACCTACGTAAAATTAATGGGGTTCCTTTCTGCTACTCAAGAAGGGCAGAAGGAGCCTCGCATTAAACAATGGATGCTAGGCTTTCCAGAGATTGGCCCACTGGCTTATATTTGGGATTGGATTTGTGAGATTGGCCTAGGTACTTCGATTACATGGGCAGAAATAAAGGCTTGGTCTGACATAACAGGCATTGAACCAACTAAAGACGAAGCGTTCGCATTAGTACAATTATCAAACGCATGGCTGAATGAACGCAACCGAGGCCAAGGCAAGCACGAAACTCCAGATTGGGCAGGTGAATAAATGACTGATATTGCAAAACTTGCCATACAAGCAGAAACAAACGGCGTTACCAAGGCGCAAACTGAGCTAGACAAGCTTAGTACGTCTGCGGCTAAAGCTGAATCTTCCACAAGCAAATTAACCACGCAAAGCGGCAAAGCTGAAAAAGCTAGCTCCAGTTTTGGCGGCGCGTCTCGTAACCTCTCATTTCAGTTAAACCAAGTCGCACAACAAGGTGCTGTGACAGGCAACTATCTTGGTGCTCTAGCCATTCAGCTTCCTGATATGTTGCTGAGTTTTGGCACGCTTGGCATCTTAGTGGGTGCTGCTGCTGGTGTAATGGCTGGGCCGTTGTTGACTGCTTTGCAGGACAATGAAGAAAGCACAGCCGACCTAAGCGATGAAATCAAAGATTTAACCGATAACTATAAAAATGCAACGGTTGCACAAAAGGCATTCTATGCCCGTGAAAATGCGGACAAGCTTGAAGAAGAAATAAACAAACGTGACGAAGCCAATAAAAAAATGGCCGAGTATTCCTCATGGCTGGCCAAGGCAAAGCAAAACCTAGACAACCTACAGCCATCTATTGGTAAATGGGGCGATGCTACATCTAGCGAACAAATGCTCAAGCGCCAAGCTAAGCTTAATGCCAATATCTCAGAGTTGAGCATACTGCTTAATGAGCAGGAAGTAGCATACGATAACGCCAGTATTCGTATTGAGAAATACAATAACCTAATAGCCGACCCAACGGGTGCAACAGAGACTAGAGCGCAGGCTATTCGTGATATTAATGCTGACTTAAATGAACAGATAGCTGTGCTTACTTTAAATGAAAGACAGCTATTGCAGCGCGAGCTAATGATTAACGGTGCCACAGATGCAGAGATAGCCAGCGCACTGGCATTGCAAACAACAATAGACAAGATTAATGAAGAAACGGACGCAATAAAAAATCAGGAAAATGCAAGACGATTACTAACAACGAAGATTGCAACAACAGAGTCTTCACTGGATAGCCCTGCTGAGCGAGCGCAGAGGCAGTACGACCTTCGCGCAGAAACTATAGAAAATTCACTTGCAAGCGAGCTAATAACACAAGAAAAGCATGACACACTTGTTAAGAAAAACGCCGAAAAACTAGCAGCTGACTTGATAGCAGTTGAAAAGCGCACACAAGAACAGAAAAGCGGGCTACTCACAGCCGAACAGCAAAAAACCATGGGCTACACTGCCCAGTTCTTCGGCAATCTAGCTGACATAGCCAAAGAAGGCGGGAAAGAGCAGTTTGATAACTATAAAGCACTTGCTAGTACTCAGGCATTGATTAGCGCTTCAATGGCTGTGCTAGGTGTTTTAGGTGATCCGGCTATACCAACTATAGCCAAGCCAGTTTTCGCAACCGCAATGGCAGGACTAGCCGCCGTACAAATTGCCGCGATTAACCAGCAAGAATACCAAGGCGCTCGCGCAATGGGCGGCCAAGTATCAAGCGGTAACAGCTACCTAGTAGGCGAAAACGGCCCTGAGATAGTCCACATGAATGGCAATGGTAATGTACAAGCTAATCACAACCTAGGGGGCGGCGAGAATAACGTCACGGTTAACGTCAATATTCAAAGCGGTGTCACAAAAGCCGAGCTAGCCGGATTACTACCAAGCATTAACCAATCCGTTTATAATCAAGTATTTGCAGCAATAAACGGCGGCGGTACTGCGTCACAAGCCGTAAGGAGACGTGCATAATGGCCGTTAAAAACTTCCCAGACATTAGCCCTGATGCTAATCCTAGTTTTACGCTAGAGAGTAATACTACATCGTTTGAGTCTACGCTTAACAAGAACGTGCAGCACATGGAATTGCCAGGCGCTCGCTGGCGCGGTTCGGTTGCGTTTAGTAATCGCACAAGACAAGAAG